GGACCGAGCTTCCACCAGAGTGGCGTTCTTTACCAACAATGGATAATGGCAGGCACGAAGGCGTGGTTTACAACGAAGGGTTGCTGTTAGCGAAGATCCCTAACGAAACTGTGCAAGAGCGTAGAGATTACTATCAAGGTAAGTCTAAAGAGGCTACGGAAGCTTTAGATAACAACTTGTTTAATGAGTCTCGCAGCGATTCACGTTATGTTAAATACGATCCTCAGCGCGACAGCAACGTAACATTTGGTCGAAAATAAGAGGAATTCAAAATGGCGAATCAAGACGCTGCTTTTGGAATGAAGCCAGTCAGAATGATTGGTGGCGCACCCTACTCAGGCGGTCAGAGTCGATATCGTATTGCTGCGGATTATGGAACATCCATTTTTCAAGGCGACATGGTTGCGGCTGTGACAGGCGGTACAGTAGAAGTACACGCTGACGCGGGAACCGTGCCTATAGTTGGTGTTTTTAATGGTTGTTCGTTCACAGACCCAACGTCTGGCGAGCAAACCTTTAGCAATTTTTACCCTGCAAGCACTGACGCTGCTGACATCATCGCATTTGTGATTGATGATCCAATGGTTGTTTTTGAGATCCAAGCTGCTATAGCTTTCCCAATTGCTGACTTGTTTGGTAACTTTGATATTGTCTATACGACTGCTGGATCTACCAAAACTGGCATTTCTGGAGCTGAGCTTCAAGTCACGGATGGTGGTACTGGCTTAACTTTGTCAGTTAAAGCAATAGACATATCTCAAGACCCAGCAAACTCAGACGTAGCCGCCGCACACACAAACGTGTTGGTAACTATCCAAAACCACCTGTTCGGCATCAAAGGCGCAGGCTTAGCATAAGGAGCTAAATAATGGCTATCTCAAGAGCACAACTAGCTAAAGAGCTAGAGCCGGGCTTAAACAGCCTGTTCGGTATGAGCTACGACAGCTATGACCGTGAATATGAGGAAATATTTTCTGTAGAAGACTCTCAAAGAGCCTTTGAAGAAGAAGTTCTCATTACTGGTTTCGGTAATGCACCAACCAAAACTGAAGGCCAAGGCGTTGTCTTTGACAATGCTACTGAGTCTTTCACCGCACGTTATACCCACGACACCATTGCGTTAGCGTTCGCGCTCACCGATGAGGCGGTTGAAGATAACTTATACGATTCGTTAGGTAAGCGATACGTTAAAGCTTTGGCTCGCTCTATGGCAAACACCAAAGAGGTCAAGGGTGCTGATGTACTGAACAATGCGTTCAGCTCAAGCTTCACTGGCGGTGACGGCGTGTCTTTGATCAACACAGCTCACGCACTTGCTGGTGGCGGTACTGCCGCTAACCGCGCAACGTCAATGGCTGACTTGAACGAAACGTCTTTGGAAGATGCGCTGATCGACATCAGCACATTTACTGATGACAAAGGTCTAACGATCTCTGTTCAAGCGTCTAAGCTTGTTGTTCCACCTCAGTTGGTATTTGTTGCTGACCGTATTTTGAACTCTACTTTGCGTTCTGGTACTGCCGACAACGACATCAACTCAATACGCAACACGGGTGTATTACCCGGCGGTTACACGGTAAACCATTACCTGACTGACCCAGATGCGTTCTTCATCTTGACCTCAGTAACTGACGCAGGCGAAGGCTTGAAGATGTTCCAGAGAACAGCGATGGAAACTACAATGGAGCCTGATTTCACTACAGGTAACATCCGTTACAAGGCCCGTGAGCGTTACAGCTTTGGCTTTAGTGACTGGCGTGGCATCTACGGCTCACAAGGCGCGTAGATACCAAGCAATAAAAAAGGGGGCTTATGCCCCCTTTTTTTATGCCTTGTTTTAACCGCTTACGCGGCTTCCGCTTCGTTGAATTTAGCCTTGGTAGGGCGCTTGAAGAAGCCAAACTTCTCATCGTCCTCTGATGGCTGGATGGTTGCTGAGAATGATACTGAGCGACCTTTGACGTTCTCTAGCTTAGATGGCACTGAACCCCAAACCTTGAAGCCTCGGTCATCTTGAACCAACATCTTGAGAGTTGACCCGTACATGGATTCCTGCCATTTAGTGGTAAGAACGATACCGCTGATCTCAATCTTGCCTGTAGGGCATGATTCGGCAGTGGCGTAGATAGCGGCTTGCTCTGCCTCTCTAGCTTCTTGAGCCGCACGGCGTGGAACCATGATGAAGTCCTCAACCAACTTAGCAGCTTCAGAACATTTGTTGGCAACATAAACGTGGCAAACCAAATCACCGCGAGCCTCAAACACCTTGCCGGGCTTGATCATTAAAACGCCCTCTAAGGATTTGGCGAGCTTGTCAGCCACTTCAGCCTCAACGTAATCTATACGAAGCACGGGGCCATCAAATGCAGCCTCAAAACGGTTTATTCCAAACAAAGGGGCTTTTCTGTCTTCGGGCAGGAACTCGCCGCCCATGCAGGTCTTCTCAAAATCTTGCACCTCAAAGCCATCCGAGTCAAACCACCACCAACGCCAAATGTAGCCATCGTGTGGCGCGTGGAGCTTACCGCCGCTACCCTCTACTGGATACGCGCCGTTGGACTCAATTAGGTTTGCCAGCCGCGTTGCGCGTCCCTTAGCGGCAGCGGCAACTCGCGCATTTTGCGCTTCCATCTTTTCAGATACTGCTTTTACTAAATTTTCCATCATCATTCTCCGTTGTTATGCGTTCATTATACCTATCCCGTGTCTATGTGCAAGTCTGTATACACAAATAAATGAAAATAACTTAACTTTTTTTTATGATGATATTGGCATAGACTGGTGGCCTGAGATCAACTCAACCCTAGAAACCAGCTCAGTGGACGCTTACGAAGATTCTGGGGTTTAACTCTCGTAAGGAGAATTTAAGATGGCGAGTACAACTTTCAATGGAGCAGTACGCTCCGAAAACGGTTTTTCAGACGTTACGATAGCTGCCAAAACTGGCACAGTAACCACTAACAGCACCTACGGCACAAACGCCTCTGTAGGCGGCACCCTTAACGTAACTGGCATAGCAACCGGCACATTTATACAACACGTTGGTTTTGCTTCTGGTGTTACTGTAAACAGCACCGCAGGTGACAGCCCTACTATTGGTACTTTTGTGCAGCCAGCAAATACTATTATCACTAACATAAAAATATTTTGCGATGTTGCTCCAGTCATTGGGTCAGGTGATATTGGTTACGAAGTTGGTACATCTTCTTCTGGCGCACAAATTGTTGCGACTCAGGCAGACGAAATCTTAGATGCTGGTACAACTGTTGTTGCTCACAACGTAACGATCACTGAACTAGTGCTTCAAACACAAGATGGCACAACAGCCCCAGCTTCTGTTCAATACACAGACGCAGCGCGTAACATCTTCTGTAACATTACCAACACGGTTGATGCTACAACGGCGGGATCGTTTACCTTTATCATCGAGTACGTTCAAATCGCGTAAGCAATTTTGCTGGGGCGGCAACGCCCCTTCTTTTTAGGAGAAGATTATGGGAATGTCTGACGTAAAATCAGTCACCATCACGGCTGACGTTTTAGCTGCTGATCCCAACGGCATTTCGGTTTCGGCTCAAGTAGCAAACAACGCAGCACTGGTGATCGGTGGGGCGCTTGCTTCGGGCGGTGCTGTAGCACTAAACAATGCTAGAAAAATTACAATTACCTCTGGCGGCGACGATGACGGAATATCGTTTACGGTTGTCGGAACCGACATAAATGGTGTCGCGCAAACTGAATCAATAACCGGAGCTGATAGTGGCGCAGCCACTGGCTCAAAGTTCTTTTTGAGCATTGCCTCAATCACGGCTGTTGGCGATCCTGCGGGAACAATAATCGCAGGCATTAGCGGGGACTCTTCAAGCATTGTGTTCTTGGGCCGATCTCGGCTAAAGGGCGCTTTTCTTACGAGCACGGCAACGGCTGGGACGGTGGAATTTTTGACCACATCCACGGCTGGCACTAGCTTGATGAAGATCAGTTCGGTAGGTGATGCTGACGCAACCAGAGACGTTGTAGTTCCAGAGAACGGGGTGGTCTTCAAAGAAGGTATCTACATCCAGTACACGGTTTCAACCTTTCTGACTCTGACAGTGTTTCATGCATAATGGCTGATACTAGCGATGTGGAAAGATCAAAGTCTGGGCGACTGACCTATTCGGGCCAGTCGTTCCCCGGCTATAACA